CTGTTAAGTACTTACTGTCTTCTGGTGAAAACTCAATACCACTGTCTCATGTAGTACCTTGCTGGAAGTTTCTAAGGTTACAACATGAAAGACAAAGACGATGATCTGATTATTGATGGGTGCTTAGTTCCGATAGGATCAATGGTATGGCTCGCAATAATAATCTGGTATCTAAACCGATAACTGAAAAGCAGCTGCAACTCTCAATAGTACGAGCGTTGCAGTTGCTTGGGTACACCGTATTTGAGACTGGCAAGACCAGAACAAAAGTACTGTGTCCCACATGTAAGACACGTCACTATGCTACTGGTTGGCAGGGTAACACCATTGGTGTGCCTGATATCTATATTCATCATCGTTTATGGAAAATACCAATTGGTCTTGGCGTAGAACTTAAAACGGAGAAAGGAACTGTAAGAACACAACAACAAATATTTGCAGATTTAAATGTGACACATATCAGTAGGTCATTAGATGACGTGCTGAATATTTTACACACAGTAGAACTTGTAGTCGGCAACGACACAACACGTAAAAAGTTAGAGGAGTTTATAAATAATGAGTACAGAAGATTCTAATCGTAGAAATTGGTTGTTCCCTGTTTCGTCAGATGAAATGGATGTCGTGCTACCAGTCAACTGGCACGAAACCACATACATTGCATATGAAGGTGATGGTGATGGCATTAACTGGTTTGTCTCATGCATCAAAGACAAAATGTTTCTAGAAGTTAATGATGACCCACAGTATTTTATAGATCACGGTAAAGAACCACGAGTTATGACATGGTCTGCAGTAATTGATCACTTCAGGGCAATTAGATACAACAATGTATTGATGTATGTCTCTGGATGCAATAACTATTTAACTGACAACATCTTTGCAGCTAGGGGTAACTACATCTATCCAAATGAAACAACATTAATACATGTACTATTACACGCAGGAGACTATTCAAGACAGACACTAAATTGTAAAACACTAGATATTGATGGACAGGAATGCGTCATACTTGGCAACTCGGCATTCGATTTAATTGGAAACTTTGACTTCCAAGAGCCAGATTATATATTTGCAAAAATTCCACTTGGCGTATTAGCTGTTGACTACCATTACGGGTGGATGGATGGATGTATTTATGATCTACAACTTGCTGCTGCAACAAGCAAGTCATCATTGATTAACATGCCAGCCGATGTACGAAAAGAAGTATTTAAAAGTAAGGAGAATAAATAAATGTTCAACCCACGTGATCATTTCATTAACTTAAAAGGCAAGCAGTACTTGCCTGTAGCTGCACGTATTGCATGGTTCCGAGAGGACCATCCAGACTGGACAATCATGACGTATGCAGTACCCGATCTTTCGGGTGCTGACTACTGTACATTTGCAGCCGAGATTCACGACGCATCAGGCAGACTTATTGCTAAGGCTCATAAGACAGAACATGAGAAGCACTTTGCTGATTACCGAGAGAAGGCAGAAACGGGCGCCATTGGGCGAGCATTGGCCTTGTGTGGGTACGGCACACTGTTTGCTCAAGAACTAGAAGAGCCTGTTACACCAGCAGGTGACATTCGTATTGTAGATGCACCACAGCAAGCTAAAGTTGCTACGCTTACAGCCGGTAGACAGTTTGCCTTAGAGTGCAAGCGAATATGGGGTGCAGATATTACTCCTGCTGACATAAAGCGTGTTTTCACACGTCTTGCTGGACACACGGATACAAGTGATAAGAACCTAATCTTGGTTGTTAAGGTGCTTCAAGAGTTTGATACACCAGAACAAGCAGAGGCAGTTTTCTTGACAGAGGAGGAGAGTAACTAATGGACACAGAAAAGTTTGACATCATTGGAGATAGTTATTGGGATAAGGAGACCGGCGAATATGCCGGTCCAGTTGACGGTTGGCTTGGCGATGAACTGGTATCAGAAGACGATGTGCTTCTTGCCATGCAACGTTTGCTTAAGTACGAGACAGAACTTAAAGCAGAGCAACTTGCAATGCAGTCTGTTGTAGATAGATACAAGTCAATGGTAAAAGACAAAGAGCGTAAAGTTCAATGGCTCAAGAGTAGATATGGCGATCAAATAGCAGACTTTGCGGAAAGTCAACTGGTTGGCAAGGCTAAAACTTGGAAGTGTCCATGGGGTCAAGTTGCTTTTCGCACTGTTGCACCGTCTTTCACTGTTTTAAATGAAGAGCAAGCAGTAATGGTTGTTCCACTTGAAGCAGTCAAAACTGAGCACAGGATCCTTAAAAGCAAAATATCTAAAGAGATTCAACTCACACTTGTTGATCAGTATCCTGACTTGTTTTGTATTTCTAACGCTACAGAAAATGTTACGATTAAAGCATTGACAGCAAGCGATACTGAAGAGTAAGATTGCATTGCTCCGTACCAATATCCCACGGAGCACAACTACCAAATGAAGGACCACGGACATCAACACCGTGGTCCTTTTGTTACACAGAAGGAAAGAGAATGAGTGACGAATTAGTCTACATAGGTAGCATTCCAGACGCTGTAAGCGTTACAGATATTGGATTGCAATTTAACCACGACATTGAATACGATCAGTGGTTACGGTTAATGGCTACGCTACAACAACTAACAACAGCGTTTCAATTTGCAATTGGTGACGCATTAAACTATGGACAAAAACGATACGGTGAGAAGTATGCACAGGCTATGGATGTTACTGGTTGCGCTTATCAAAGTCTTGCTAACTGGAGCTGGGTTTCTAGCAATGTTCCTATTGATAACAGGGTTGCAGGTCTTAGCTGGACTCATCACCGGTTGGTCGCAAATATGGGGACTGAGCAGCAAAAGCAAATCTTAGAGTCAGCAAAAGCTAGGGGTGTCTCCGTTACAGAGTTTGAAAGAGAATTGAAAGGCGATAAAGAAGAAGAAAAGAAACCAATCAAAGCAATTGAAATACCCAGTGGCTGGACAGTTGAAGATGTCAACAAGGCACTGTCACTTATCAGCACAACACCAATACCTTTACAAGAAATTTATGACGCAGGACTTACAAAGCTGTCAGAGGATGATGAAGTACAGCGCGTAAGATACTGCGATCAATGCCCATATAACAACTAGGTACACAATATGATTACAGTTTTTAACGGTAAGTCATTTGGCTTATCCGGTGAAAAGTCGTCTGGCTTTGTTCAGGTTGACAGAACTCTCGTTGACCACATCGCTTCTTTTACACCATCAGGATTTGTTGTCTTTATGGTTATAGTTATGCATGTAGACAATGATGGATACTGTTGGCCTAGCATTGGACGCATAGTTGATTGCACAGGATTATCTGAAGCCACGGTCAAATCTGCATTACGGTATCTGTGCGGTATGCAGATTAACGGAAAGAGATTACTAGCAGTAAATCCAAGAACATCTCCTAGTGGGAGAACATCTAGTAATGGATACAAGTTGTTTCCAGATTCCATCATTCATGCAGATGATGTTAAAGTCACAGCAGTCAAACAGGAGAAGAAGGAAGTAGCTAAAGAAGATGATCCAGCATATGGATTATATTCAGCCTTCAAGCAAGTAAGGTGGGGCATTGCGTTTGAAAGTCCAATCACCGATAAGGAATGGAGAGATGTGCGCCTTACTATCTGGCAGATGCACAAGGCTGGAGTAACAGAGGAAGATGTTATGTGTCGAACATCTGTTCTCTTAAAGAAATGGACGAACAAAGATATGGTTACAGTCCGTTCATTGTGGAAGCACTGGGAGACATACGCTAAACCAGCGACTGTTTCAACTGACATAAATACGAAAGTAGAGAATTGGTTCAATGACAACAACTGATAAATTGCTGGCTGTGTTATCGCAGCTGCCTAGTTCAATACAGTGGAATGAAACTAGCGAGACAGTATATAGAGTTACTGTGGTTAATGTGCCTGACGCAGACATCAAGGAAGGTATGCAGCGTATCCTGATGCGTTGTAAGTTTAGACCGACACCATCTGAAGTGTTACTCAACATTGCTATTGCTAAGTATGGAGATGCGCAACCACACATGATTACGCATGACATATCTGAGGCAATACGTACTGGTGTAGATGTTACAAAGTTACATCCAACTGTTGTACTTGTACTCAAAAAGACAGGCGGGTTACGTGCTTGGCGTGTAGAGCCACCCGTAAAGGGTCAGCAGTTGGCAGACATAATTAGTGAAGTGTTATTGGTACGACTTACGGATTACATAAATGAACAATGCTAAAAGCCTTGGGTTTAATATAGAAGTTCCATCGGATGTTATGAGTGAGCAATCACTCATAGCATCTATTCTTTTAGGTGGCAACAAGTTATTTAAGTCTATGCAACGCATAGATAAGTCAATGTTCTATCGTGTGTCACACAGCCTTATATGGGAGGCGTACAAGGCTGTTGACGGTGCTGGTAAGGAGATAGATATTGTAACTATCAATGAAGAACTTACAAAGCGGAATGCGTTAGAGGCATGTGGTGGATTAGGTTATCTAATGCAATGCGCAGAGTTACTACCAACAACAAGCCACTGTAATAGTTATGCTGATCTTGTATGGGAGTATCACAAACGTAGAGAAATTATCTTTGCATCCGAACACGCAAGCAAGCGAGCTTCAGTAGGTGATGATGATACTGAAAGTATAATCGCTGATTTAAATAACTCTGTGACATTTACGCAATCCGGAAAGGCAACAGATGATTTATCTGAATTAATTTCACGTGCTTCTGAAGATGCTATACATCGTACAGAAGACAAGATTGACTTTAGTATTAGCAGTGGATTTGCAGAGGTTGATGACATTACTGGTGGGTGGAGAGATGGAGAGTTAATTATTGTTGGTGGCCGACCATCAATGGGTAAGTCGAGTCTTGGATTGCAATATGCGTGGAATGCAGCGATCTCTCTGAGGGATAGACCTAAGCGCACAGGTGTACTAGTGGTTAGTGCAGAGATGTCTAAGGCTATGGTTACAGCTAGAATGCTGAGTATACATAGTGGAGTTGATAGTCAAGCTATTCAGACTAAGAAATTATCTAGTGGAGACAAAGACAATCTAGCCACAGCTACACGCACCGCAAAGACGTTGACTGTTCAAGTTATGGCAGATCAAACAGTATCATTGCAATCAATACGAGATGCAGCAAATGGAATGAAGAAGACTGCTAACGTAGGATTGATTATTGTAGATTACCTACAGATGATTACTATGGCTAGTAACGTGAAGTCTGAAAATAGGACAAGAGACATCGGTGTGATTAGCCGTGGCTTAAAAGACTTAGCACGTGAATTTAACTGTCCTTTAATTGCACTGTCTTCATTGTCTCGTGCCGTTGAGCAACGTCAAGACAAGCGACCAATGATGTCGGACTTGCGTGAGTCTGGAGATATTGAGTCAGATGCTGACGTAATTCAATTCATATATCGATCTGCTTATTATGATCGCAAGCAAGATGGTGAAGAGGATTACGGAATAGATAAAGCTGAAATCATTACAGCCAAAAACAGAAATGGACGCACCGGAGTTTCATTGTTGGACTTTGAACCCCGGTACGCCAAGTTTACTGAGTTTGATTTACTAGGGCTTTGACAATGTAACTGTTTTGTTTACATGGTTAATTGCAATATAAGATCCCAACCAAAGAGCTAAGTCCCTGACACCGATGTGACGCTTGCCATCTCGCGTAATCAAAGGTGCAGGGATGATCTCACTACCCCACATAGCACCATCGTCTGTTGCTTTCAAATTAACAAGCACCTCATGCGGTGTAAAAAACATGCTTAAGGCATTACGCAACGGAGCGTACACACGGCTTGCATGGTTAATACATTCAACCTGACGATTCTTTACCTTTAAAACCCACTCCTCATCCTGCTGTATCATTTTTGTCCAACAAATAAACTTAAGACTATCAGCAGTTCTATTTGCATAGACATTAGGGCGCCGAGCAACTAAGTATCCATTGCGACTACCGTTGTTATTACTATTGCCTTCTATGCTTCCAATAATCCCATCAGCACCTTCAGTGTCAACAATACCAATGTGATATGCGTCATCGCCACGATGGCAGACAAACAAGTCTCCCGGAGTCGGAGACGATGTCAGTAGCTGTCGTTTTCTTGCCCAGCTATAAACCACGTCACAATCAGCAGTAACAGGGACAGGCCAGTCAATGTTATGAACATCCTGAAATTCTTTTCCTATTCCAGATACAAATGAACAACACCAAAAACTTCCAATAGGAACATTGCATTGTGTGTTCCACTTGTCAATTAAGTCACCCCTGTTACTTCCATGAGGTTCTTCTGCTGTTCCAACATACTTATCTGCAACCGCAAGAAATGCTTTAGCGATTTGGTTGCTGTTCATTGTTATTAATTTCCTTCATTTTTTCATTTCGATATGCATCAATAATAGCTCGTTCTACATTTCCTAATGGTAAACGTATGTTTTCCTTAGTGGTTGCTTTACTGGTTGACTCATCGCTAGGTATACCCAGTGCGTATGACCCAACATCTTCAACTGGATAACCAAAGAAAACATCAGCTGGGTTTTCTCGCAACGTTTGAAATAAGTTAGGATACTTATACCAGTTACGCATCATGTATGAAAGGCGCCCCAGACTAACACTTGAGTTTGGTCCCACTCTTACTGGATACTTATTGACTTCATCAAACTCACGTGGCTCATACATTACGTTGAGTCCGGCCATTCTCGGCACTGTGCCTTTCCACCATAATTCATTTGCTGCTTCCTTACTTACTACAACACGATCTGGGATAGCTCCTGCTTGCATCATTTCAGTCATAGTCATACCGCGTTTTGCGGCTTCCGAATAAAGACCTAACTTTAATAGGTCATCATAGTATTGACTTTGATGTGCAAACGTCATCGTGTCCATAGTCAAATTGCTTTGATTAGGCATGATATATCCCATCGGATGGAAATACGCTGGAGCACGAACATCGTTATCTACTGCAACCCGTAGTCCTTGCTGCCGTTCATACGCAGCCCTGCGATCAAATGTAGATCCAGTAGCATGACTGATAACCCATTGCCCTCCATTGTGGATTTTATTTTTAATGTATGTTTGAACCATGGTTTGCATAAAAGCTTGCGCTTTTTCTTTTGGCCCATAGTTACTTTTATCAGCCAATGCAGATAACGGTTTCGCCATCTGCCCAAACTTACTCAATACTGGCACAGCAAAAATCCAGTTATCGTTTAATCTGTTGTAGCCAAATCGTTTTGCTAAGAGGTTCCACCATTCAGTAGCATCCATTTCTTCATCTGGACGATTCTTCATGTGGTCATACCAGTTAAGCAAACCATTAGCAATAATAACTGCAGACCATGCACCTACCTGTGTCCATTTATCCCTAGCCATTCTGTCTCTTGCCCAAGTAGTGTTGTACTTTAAAAATCTTTCATCACTTTCAATGTCATACACTTCACCAGCAAGCCACTTTGGTCCGCCAGCTGTGGCAACGCGAGCTATCTCATTAACCTTTCGCTTAAACCCTAGGAAAGGCATGAAGCCCCAGTACTGAGCAAAGCTGCGGTTATACCCCGGAGCAGTCTGCGGATACTGTGCAATCTTAGCAAGAACACTCCACACTGGTGCTTGATCTTTACTGTTAGCATGACTACCTACTCCAAATTCTTTAGCGTAATTCATCATTGACGCTTTAATGTCTTTGTTGATATCTACCTCATCTTTTTTAGTTTTAGAATGTTTTTGTGCACGAGCGTCTTTGACTGCCGACAATGCATTCTGAACCATCATTAAGTCAATCAGTAACTGTCTTGACATATCAAATCGTCGAGCCAATGGATACACAATGGTAGGTAACTCATTAGCAAAAGAGTTTTCTCTTTCACTAGTAAATGGAGTATCAATAAGTTGACGATACTTACTTGGATCTCGTACTACATTTGCTTTATGTGCTCTGTGCCAGTCAGCATATGCTCCTTGCATGTAGTACTTTTCAATGAGATCTGTCATAGTAATCGGCTTTGATAACCGATTTGTTACATTAAATCTATCAACGACAGAGTTCATAATGAAGTCGTAATACTTCACATCTAAATTCCACGCTTGATTCCAAAATTTGCTACCACGATTTGCGTATCGGTTAGACTGGCGATATGCATGAAGGTAATGACCAGCTATCATTCCTAGATCTGCTGTACCAAAAGCAAATACTTCAGGAATCGTTAGAGCCATGCCTTTTAATAAGCGTACTGGATTGCGAATTTGTCCACCTAGCTGTACTGCCAATGAGGATATGTCAAGTGCTAACGTCATAAATGTCATTAACGTACGAGCTGGTTGAAACACATTTTTATTAGCATTGTAAACAGCCTCTTTAAATTTAGGACTAGCCGAAAACAATGTCTCTAAATCGGAACCATCAATAGTTACAGCTTCACCATTAGAAACAGATGTTTCATACGGAGTACCTTTTAAGAAGTTGCCTACTGTTCTATCCCATGCATCTGCAGAGACTTGCATTACAGGATGTTCAATAGGTCCAGACCTCATAAGACCTTCGCTAGTCTTACCATCTTTAACAAACGTCATTGCATCTGGGTCTGTCTTATTAGCTTTTTGTGCAATCCGCGTGTATTCATCAAGTGCATCACGAGAATCAATAGTAGTTTGATCACCTGAGTCTTTAAGATGTACTGCATGTTGCTCCTTCTGTACAGGAACACTGTCTCCAGTATCGTCTATAAAACGAGGACTACTTGAATACCATGTTCCATTACTTGCGTCCTGTAAGAAGTCTCCACCACTTGGCACTAAAGACTTGTTTCCAATCTTATTAAATGACAAGTGCTTTGGACTATCACCAGCACGGTCTTTAGCCAACAACAACTTAGCAATGTGATATTCCTCTTGCAACATCTGATGAGCTAATATCTGTTGTTGTTTTTCTTTTGTCAATGTCATAGGTGATGACGTTTCAAAAGGAGCTGCAACCATCTGAAGTAAACCAACAGGTAATTGCGAGCGATAGTTGTCTGCGCTTTGCCAGTTGTTTTTAGCTTGTCTAAATTCCCATGCCTGATTCTTCTTGTTGTAAACACCCTTTACTAAATGCATTCCGTTATTAGTGTGCATAGATGTAACACTGCCATCTAGTTCATTGTCGAACGTATCTAAAGCAGTTTCGTCACGACTAGATAATGCACTTAGTGTTTCTGGCAACAAGAAGTAAACAGGCAAATTGTTTGCCATTGCATGTACGTAAACATCTTCTCCAACTAACGTTCCAAGAGTACGATACAGGTCCTCGCCAGATGTACCAAACAACTGTTCTGCACTCAGGACAATGCTCTTATCGGCAGCATCAAATGCTAATGGATCTTGTTTTGGTAATTGATTTGGCTTATTTACATAGTTGTAACGCAAGAAGTCATCAACATCCTTTACGTCTACATAACTGGTTTCATACTTACCAGTGCCCTTGTTCAACCTTTTAGACTTAGCAACAAGCTTGACCTTACCGGTCTCCATGTTGACTCGGTAGAGTGCACCAGATTTAGTTGCTCCTTTATTATCTGCAGCAATATCTCGGTCAGGTGATTTGATAATGACTTCGCCAGTATCTACATTAGTATCAACTAACTCATAGCTCTTCCAGTTACGGAGAGATGCGTTACGTATCTTTGCATCAGTGCGAACGATGTGTTCAACAACGTTAAACAAGTTTCGTGCATTGATAACATCACGAGCAGATCCATTATTAGGTATCCGTCCAGATGCTGCTTGCAGGAAATTCATACGTTGTTGATCGTTAGTAAAGATCTTAGTGAACACGTGATCAAGAACTGCATGTGGCATAACCTTCAATGCTGTTTCAGCACTAAAGGTTTGTGAGACATCACTCTGACCAACATAGTAATTGACTAAGTTATTAAAATCTTGAGGTGTAGGAGCTTGAGATGCTAAGAAAGATAGCACTCCACTTACATCAATAGATCGACCTCTGTCCATGTAATCAGAAGATAACCCAGTTCTGGTATATGGAGTTGGGGCAGCAGGAGCATTTGGATCAACTACTGCAACGGCAGTACTGTCAGATGCTTCTGTCAAATATGTATAAAGCTCCGACAATCGTTCCGGTAGTTTCTTCGCGCTTGTATCGAGAGCTGCATTGTTTTCACGAACCCATCTGCGTAACGATGTAGCAGACCACTGATTCATGAATCCTCCATAAGTCGTAGCTACTTCTTCATCAGAAATGTTAATACCAAATAATTGGTCAATTAATGATGAAGCGTCAACTGTTGTGTCACCTATCTTCACAGTTAATGACTTTGGTGTAAACCGATCTCCATTGGAGTTCACCATATCTTCAGTTGGATTTGTCAAGTACTCCCGCAAACTTGTAGAAGACATGTCTTGATTCATCTTGAAACGTGCATATGCAACATGTTCAAGGAAATCTTTTACCTCATATAAACCACTGAACATTTGTTCATGTACAGCTGTAATTATTGGAGCAATGCCACGATCATTAAACTTCTCAGATACAACAGGTACAAATGAATACCAACCTAATCCCTTACTCATAAAGTTGACCATCTTTTCAGTTAAGGTTTCACTGGTATTGTCACTAAGGCTTTTACCTACAGTGTCTGCGTGTTGTTGAGTAATGTCACGAATAAGGCTAATAGCCTGATCACGCATAGCTGGGTCTTGAATATTACGCGCCCATCGATACAAGTTACGTGCATGAATCTGATTACGTAGCCATGCATGAGTACCTGTGTTTGATACAGCTAGTAGTTCATCTTTTGGTGTAGATGCAACAATAGAAGCAATATCTTTATTCAATGCCATAGCCAATGGCGCAGACACGACTTCATTCCATTTATCAAAACTACCTGTACGCATACCATCTGCTAACGCTTGGTTCATACGTAACTCATATTCATAAGTTCGTTGACCACCAATGTCAACAATGTTTCGATCTATGCGACCAAGCATGTTGTACATTAACGACGTAAATGTAGGATTGTTAATATCACTAGTGCCGACCATATGGAAGTTTGGACTTTGATCCATGTAGTCGTGGCCTACAACGTAATTTAACTTGACGTCCTTAGCAAAGAAGTTGTCTGCCCCCAGATCCATTCCTTTACCTTCAGCCAATAAGTTTAAACGTAATTGAGAATTACTTTCAACGAGATACCCGTAGTCTCCTCTAGTACCACGTTGAAAAATACGTGCTAAGCCACTGCTAAAATCAAAAACATTTAATCCATACCAAGGTGAATTACTGCTGTCTGTCTTTGTGTCGAGAATCCATTTCTTACCAACGAGATCCATTGTGACGCCAGACCAGTTACGTTCACCAGACTTATCTCTAACCATGCCAACAACTTTGCCAATGGCTGAATAACCTTGTTCTTGTGTTGTGCCTTGTGCCTGTTGAACAAATCCATTATCACCAGCGATAGACAATCGGTAATGTTTACCGTATACAAATCCTCGATCTTGCAAACTCTCAAGTTTAGTTACAAGTGTATTCAACACCTCTCGGTCAGTGATGATTGGACGTAACACAGCTTCTAACTTAGGTCTATTACCAATTAGATTTGCATTGGTTGCGAGTACGTCATGCACATCAACAGTTCGTAAACTGCCACTGTATTTCTTTCCAACATCATTAATAAACGAGATGAAGGAGCCATGACGAATTGGGTAAAACTTTCGGTTTACACCAGTGGTGCTAGTAGTTTCATAAACAACTGACGTAGGCTTGTAGTAAAAAGCGTTTACTGGCTTGCCATCAATGGATGCATATGGTCCATACTCAGAGGTTAACTTAGCTGCCATTGGCTCCAAGACAGACTTTAAGTTCATTAGAGTAGCGGTGACATCTTCAGCCACTGGCACAGTTCCATTTGGCTTGTGAACAACACCACTATGGAGAATAAAATTAACCATACTGGTGGCAGCCATCTCACTAAAAATAACCTTTGCATTTCTGATTTGTTCTGGTGTGTACTTTGTACCCTCCAGTCCTTTAGCAAAGTCTTCAAATGACATTAACCTAAACATTGACTTAGAGTCGTCTGCAAATTCACCAAGTCTTTTATTCATACTGTTTATGTAGGCATGGAATAATTCCATCTCAGGAGAAACGTGTTCGTCATCGCCCTTACTCTTTAATGGAGGAGCAATAGCACGTATCCAACCTAACTGATCAGCATGAGGTAAAGAATAAAATAAATGGTGCGATACTTCATGAGCCATAGTCAACGCAGTCTTGCCTATGTTTTTAGATGCAGCCATAAACAATAAGGACGCAATAGCGTCTGTCTGTGCACCATCAGTTTTTACACGAATAGGTTTAATGAATGCATCAATATTCTTATTGGAATCAGCAAGCATACTGTATCCAAGATCAGCAATCATAGACTCATGGGCAAAGAATAGTTGATGATGTTGATTATAGAAGTCTTGTTTTAATTGAGCTGCACGTAACGTAACTAACATCTTCTGTTGATCTTTGGTAAGTACATCGTCATTTAAAATATCGCGTACACTATTCGCCTTAATAACCATCTGCAAGATTGAGTTATCTAAACCTAAAAATGACGTCAATGCTTTGTAATCATTTAGGTTAAAATTGCCATTGATGTCCGCAGATATTAAATTAGTTGCTCGACGTGCAGCGTACATGTCATATAACTTAGCCAAGTTACTAGACACCGAAATAGCATCAGCATATCTGTTAGCTATTTGCACTGGTGCGTCACTAGACTTACGTGCAATAGAACGATAGTGCTTTGCTAGTTCGTTAAATGTTTGTTTCTCTCTGTCGGAATAACCGTCTTGCTTCGACAATGTTGTATACAACGTATTTAAAGAAAGAGCATCATTCCTCGTGACTACATCTTCATCCAACGCAGCATACAGAGACACAGATTCAAACTGCTCCACTTGACTACGTCTAGATGTAGTGCCAGTAAATTGATCATCAACATACGTCGTTCTATTTATTGCTACGTTATCTGTCTCGGCACTAATGATTGACGCTAATAAAGATTTAACTTTGTATGCAACACCTTGTTGATCTTTCCCGGTAATGCCAAACGTAAGTGTGCTTGCATCGTTAGTGGCTTTAAATAAACCGTTTTTGGTCTCATCAAATCCTTCTGCAATCGTCATCAAATCCTTCATCTCAAATGTAAAAACTTGAGCATCAGATTCAACACGTTTTGCATCAACATACTCACGCAACTTTTGGTTAAACAAGTCTTTATTACGACCAGTAAGCATTGACATCATCTTGTCGTAATACAAGTTAAACATAGCTTGACCTTCAATAAGGCCAGACGTGTCCTCACCATCTAACGTATACTTGCCGTCGACACCGGGTAGTACAGCTGCCATCATCACAGGAGTTTTACTAAACAGTAACTTGTCACCAACGAATCGTTCAGTTCGTTTTCGCTCGTAGTATTTGCGAGTTCGTTCTGGTCCAATAACTGTTTCAACAATAGCCCTATCTATTGATTCATAATTCAACTCATCCTTACTAGCAGCATCAAGTAGCGTAGTAAGAATAATCTTCTCTAGACCAGCACGGTTACCAGCCATTAATAGTTGTGCTGTTTCTTTTGAACCGCTTGAGTTTTTAATAAATTCTGCACCACTAGATAACTCATTAACTAACGCATCTGCACCAACAGACAGCGCAGGTGTATAAGCTGCACGTGTGTCGTCCTCAAGTCCACGATCATTTAAAATGAAGTCAGCTATGCTACTACTCATTTCATTAGCCATGTCTAACAGCATTTGTGCACGTTGCATAGGACTTAACAACGCGCCTTCTTGAGTTAAACGAGTTCTAATGTTTGAAACAGCATCACTGATTTGCATTCTTCGTGCAGGATCAAAGCTAACACCAAGATACTTCAACCCGTCAGTTGAAGCAGAATGAATTAGATTAATAGCAGCAGCTTTATCTGCATCAGAGCCAATAATGTTATGTGCAGCACGAGCCATTTGATCAATCTGACCAACGTGCGAGTTAATGGCGTTTACAACTGATAACGCATCTGTTGCATCACCACGCATTGAGTTGCGTAATAACCCTCTAATGACTTCTTTTGATGTAAGTTCAATAAACGTTTTTAGGTCAACAACATTTATGCGTGAGTACATCTGTGCAGCTTCGGCAATGATTGATTTACCGTCAGGTCCAACAATTGAATCTGCTAACTTTGTCAGCTCTTTCATTGCTCCACGGATTGCTGTTGCTCGCTTTGTCTCTACAGATTCGCCAGTGCTTTCACTCTGTGCGACCTTACTCATTACCTCTGTAGCAAACTGTTGGAAACGTTGTCCATCTGCATCTGTTGCAAATAAATCACTTAGGTTAAATCCTAACGACTGTGAGCCTTCTGCTCCAAATGCATTGATAAATCCAGCAACTAACGCTTCACGTGCAGCATTGGAATTACTTCTGTCTACAGCGCGAATAGTATCTACTAGCCACATAAGGGGAGATGCTAATCCAAGTAGTGTTGATTTAGCTACTTCTGGCAGCTCACCAAATACCTGTATAGATTTTGCTATTTCAGCATTGGTTTGTTGTGCATGTTTTGCAAGCATTAAACCTTCTGGCGAAATATTAGTTGCTTCGTCTTTCTGAAAGACCTCAACACCATCAAATATTGCTGTGTCATCTACAGCATCAATTAATCCAGTGGCAACATCTATAACCTGTTGTATTGCTTCTTGGTTACCTACCAATGCATTACGAGCAGAGTCATCTCTAATTAGCCCAGTGTCAATCATTCCATCTGGTGCTGCAAGTTGTACAGCGGTAGTTAGTTCCTTGACACTGACTGGTATAGCAGAGTCTGGTAAGTCCTTATTCCTATTTAACGTGTTTGTTAAAATAGCAAGCTTTTCTGTTGCTGCCCTTTGAATCATTTCTCCAATAGAGTCACGTGACCGTTGCATATTGGCGCGTAACACATCGTTAGCACGTGGGTCAGTGATGTCTACATTAACTTGACGAACAAGTTCAGACCCACCCTTTGCAATCTCAAAGAAGTAGCCTAATCCATTAGCGTACATAGCCGAACGTAAGTTATCTACTGCTTCAGGTCCGCCACCAAGAGCACGTGAATACAGATCCTTTGCGTATGTAACAGATTGCTCGTACTTTTCCTTTGACTTAAACCACTCACCAAAACCGATCTTGTACGCATCTGGCATATCTTCATATGGAAGATAGGTAGATAGCACTTGGATTTCATGTGGTAGTGCAGCCATTTTTTCAAGCATCCAGATAGAACCCTTTTGAATTACGGTTCCTAAAGCTAATGGGTTGACTGAACTCTTTAACTTTGCAAGACGCTTAGCTGTTGCTACTGCATTATCTAAGTTGTCACTAAATAATGGATTGTTCCCAAGAAAGTTACGTAAGATTCGAGTTGCTTGTTCGTCTGTAATATTGCCAGTGCGACGTAGATGTCGACTCAGAATATCAGCAGCATTAAGCATAACCTGCAACTGACCTTGAGTACGCCCCATACGTCTAGGTGAACTAGAATAGTTAACGTCAGAACTTACTTCTTTATCAGTATCAAATCGTCTAATAATTTCATCAAGAACATTATTCAGGTCTGCATTCTGTGCTATCTTTTGAATCTTAACTAATGCATCCATCCGCTGATCAGCTGGTGATTTACTTAATTCAAGTGTCAACGCACTATGCATTGCACTCTCAAACACAATAGCGTTATCTGGATTCTTGAGCATCCATTCACGAATACTTGCAGTTAGGTTTTGCTCAATAGCTGAGTCATCTAAGTTTTGTGTAAGCGTGTCATAGATGAGGCTAGGTAATTCCTCAGTTGTAGCATTGACGATTTCTGGTAACAGCGTAACCATACTGCCAGAGTCTGTATCTTGTGACGTCAACCAGAATGCATATCTACTGATGTTTCCAATAACATCATTTGATGGACGTAATGCCGAGACATCAACACCAGATATGCGCTGAGCCTGTTCCATTTGTTTACGCAAGAAATCAACATTTAACGATTCAGTTTTGTTGGCTGGTGAATCAAAAATAAATGCAGGGACACCTTGTAAATTATCTAACGGCAAACCATAAGCTGCATCTTGGGTAGATTCAACTACAACGTATCGACGGTATGTTCCATCTTGTTGAGGAACAGCAATAATATCTCCAACTTGTCGTTTGTTTTCTGGTGCAGCATCTATTGCAGACCTATAAATATCAGTTGGAGTACCTACTCCACCCATTTGTATTTCAGCAATTTGTTCATCAGTGAGTAATAAATCAATAGGAAAGTTTTCACCTTCAGGATTCGTAAACGTCATCCGATAACGTTTTGTTTCTGGATTAAACGTATACGCATCCGAATCGTAGATATCTCCAGTTTCAGCAAATCCCCTACCTACTACTGACTCGTTTGTAAAACCGTAATACTTACCATTGTCACCTTGGAACACTATGGTTCCTCGTGCTCCGCCAACACGGTTAGCACCTACGATTTCACCAGTAGACACATGTGTGTCCGGTAGCTCTAACTGGAATCGTTTATCAGCACCTCTGCTTCCAGCGTGTGGATTTGATAACGATGGATCTTTTAGGATAACGTCAAGACCAGCAATGGCATCAGAAACAATTTCTGCTTCTCTGTCATTACTAGCTGACTCATGAACACCTAATTCATTTTGTAACTGTTCACGTGATATATCAAACACGTTCCCAGCACGATTACGAACTACCAATCCAAGACGCGAGAAACCTATTATAGCAACTTCGTCACCTTCATACGGAAGTAATGGTGAGTTTCTAAATAGGCTATTAAATGCAACCAACGCTTCTTGACGTTCAGGTGTATTAATTACCTGATTAGGTTCAGAAGTCCGGTTAGGCTTAAGCATGACGATGTCAGGCGATTCACTTAGTGGAACCATAGTTGCAGAACTAAAGTCACGGTTGTAGACAACCATGTTGCCAT